GGAGCGAGGTCCAAAATCTTCTAAACCACGCATTAAGCACTTAATTGATCACGATAAAACAAAGGCTGTTGGTCTTCTCCAAGAGCTAAAGGAGGATGATTTCGGTCTATACTACGAATCCAAAGCAGGAAGGCACACATTAGGGCAGGATTACCTGAAGATGTGCGAAGACGGGTTGATCAGTGAGCATTCAGTAGGGTTTAATGTAATTAAGAATAAAAAGGCTGATAACGGGGATAATGTTATCACTGAGATTCTTCTCTGGGAAGGTTCAGGGTTACAGGGATGGGGCGCAAATATGAACACTCCTCTTACAGGAGTAAAGGAATTAAAAGAAAGTCTTGCCGATCAAATTGCGCTATTTCAAAAAGCAATGAGAAACGGAACTTACTCCGATTCCACTTTCAAACAAATCGAAATTAAATTAAAATCTATACAAGACGCATTCGCGGAAATTACACTTCTCACAGAAGAGCCGGATTTGTCCACTCAGAAGAAGCAGAAGCCGAATTACGAAGAAGAGATCTTGAACATTTTCAAAAGTTCATTTTCAATCTTAACGTAAAAAGCATTCCAAAGTGGAAGTTAAAGAACAAATAGAGGATCTTGGCAAACAACTAAATGCCGAGATTAAAAAGGCGTTGGCTCTCTCCGAGCAAACAGACTCAAACAGCAAGAAGAAGTTTGAGGAAATAAACGCAAACATTGATCAGAAATTTTCTAAGTATGATGACCTGGTAAAGAAGCAACAGGAACACCTTGATGCACTTGAGACCAGGATAAAAAAAGGCGATCTTGACGCGAAAGCCGAGAGAGAAAAAACCTTTATCGACCATTTCAATGAGGGTATCAACGCAAAGCAGCTTGATGGAAGGTCTGTAGCGGAGAAATTAAAGCTCCTTAAAGACAGGAAAGAGGGTGTTAATTCTTTGAGCTTCGAAATGAAGGCTGCTGGTAACATGCTTATTGGTACAAACTACACCGGGTCTGTAGGGTTAACAACCTGGGACAACGACCTGTCAAGACCAGCGAGAAGGCAGCCATTCATGAGGCAATTGGTAACAACAAGGCCTATCAATTCTCTTTATGTGGCCTATGCTGAGTTGAAAAACAGGGATGGAGCAGCCGGAACAGTAGCGGAAGGTGTCAAAAAGCCACAAATTGATTTCGACTGGGTAGAGGCATCTAAAAAGGTAGAGAAGATTGCTGCATTCATCAAAACTTCAAAAGAAGCTCTAGATGATATTGTAGGTTTCAGATCTGAGATTAACACAGAGCTTGTAGACGCGGTAAATCTTAAGCTTGATGAACAGATTCTTTCTGGTGATGGTGTAACACCAAATCTTACAGGTATCCTTACCTACTTGACCTCTGCAATTTCAGTAGTAGGCACTCCATTTGCTACCGCGGTAGATTCTCCTAACAATTTTGATGTAATCAGGGTTGCGGCTGCTATTGTTCAAAACAGCTTCTTTAATCCAAATTATGCAGTAATGCACCCATATGACTTAGCGTCTATGGAATTGGTTAAAGATGCTAATGGGCAATATGTATTGCCTCCTTTCAGCACTGCAAATGGTGCCGTTATCGCTGGGGTAAGAGTGGTTGCTAACCAGGGTATGACACTAGGAAACTTCCTTGTTGGTGATTTCTCAAAGGATACTTTAGGTATCAGAGAGGAAATAAACATCCAGGTAGGGTACGAAAACGATGACTTCACAAAGAACTTGGTAACAATTCTTGCTGAAATGAGAGCGGTTAACTACATCAAGTCTAACAACTTGGGAGCATTCACAAGAGGTACTTTCTCAACAGTTAAAACAGCTATCACAGCTCCATAATTATGGCAAAGATAATCTATAAGGTAAACCATCACGGGAGTGATGGCTACCGTCTTGCCGGACAAGTAGAAGAAGTTTCCGACGCTGTCGCTAAAGGCCTGAAAAAGGCAAAGGTGGCTGACCTTGTAAAAGAGGAGAAGGAAGAAACTGAAGCTACTGGCAGGACAACAAAGGAAGATAAAGACGCAGACGCAGAAGAAAACAAGTAAGTGGAAGTAGTAGTAACAACTCCCCCATCTGAATTGCCTGTTACCCTGGAAGAGGCTAAAAAGTATTTAAAGATTGACTTCGACAACGAAGATCAATTAATTATTAGGCTTATCCAGTCTGTTACTGATGCTTCAGAAAAATATACAGGGTTGAGTTTCATTACTAAAACACTCACTGTTTATGGTGACAACTGGACTTGTGAAGAACTTCCTTACGGTCCTCATCAAAGTATTACATCGGTAGTTAGGGTGAATTACGATGACACAGAAACAGCCTTAACTCCTGATGAGTATTCTCAAACTGGGTTAAAATATCTGACTGTAAAATGTGGTAAGTCCTTCAAGATCTCAACGCCTTGGAGTGAAAGAAACAGGATGAAAATTACTTATGTTGCTGGTTTTGGCGATCAATCACAAGTTCCAGATGGAATAAAGGTCGCTATTTTAAAAGAGGTAGCGGAACTTTATGAAAACCGGGAAAATACCTTAGTAGGTACGATTGTCGCCGATTTGTCAACAACTAGTAAAACACTCTTATACCAATACAAAAGGAATGTGCTTGTATGAGAACGGGAAGCCTCTCGAAGAGGGTAAAGGTGATTCAAATAAACGCTGTGCCGGATGGTGCAGGAGGAACAACACCAAGCGAGACGGAAATACTGGAGACATGGGCAAGCATAACACCTGTAAAGGGGCAAAGAGCATTTCAATACAACCAGATAATTCAATCAACCTGGTATGATGTGCTTCTAAGATACAGGGAGGACACCACGATAACAAAAGACTTAATTCTTGATTACAATGGCAAGGAATTAATTCTTCACAGTGTGATTAATAAGGATGAGAGAAACAGGACTATACAGATAGTAGCTTACGAGAAAACATGATAAAGCTAAAGTTAGACGAGGCGCAATTAAGGCGAGCTTTGAATAATATCGACAAGTATTCTAAAGAAGTACAAGATGGTGTTGCAAAGCAGATTGCTAAGTCTACTCTAACTATAGAATCAAATGCTAAACGTAACGCTCCTGTTGATACTGGTCGGCTAAGATCTTCAATTGCAAGCGAGATAACAAGAACAAGAGGCGGCGTCGGTGTAGGTGTTAAATATGCTACATTTATCGAATTTGGCACCTACAAAATGGCAGCTAAGCCCTTTTTGTTTCCTGCCTGGAATATGGAAAGACCTAAGTTTATAGAATCGCTCAGAATCATTCTGAAGAAATGAAAGACACAGGACTAGCGCTAAGAACAGCGTACTACCAAGCCCTTGAGGGCAATGTAGAAATAGACGGCATAACAGTTCCTGTCTATGATGGGGCGCCCTCTGAAGCCGAGTTTCCTTATATACTGCTTTCAACTCAAGATTCAACCAGTGGGATCTCTATAAAAGATGATGACTGCTTCAATACTGATGATACGATTCTTTTGGACATTGTAACTGGTTTTCGAGGCAATACTGGGGGTAAAAAGCTGAGTGACTTAATCGCAAATGAAGTGCTTCAGATTGTACATCCCAAAATTACAATCGATGCAAAGGAAATAAGAACCTCCTTTGTTGCTAGCACCACTCTTGAGGAACAAACTGGCGAGAAAAAAATATTTAGAAGATTATTAAGATTTAGACACAACATTTTTCAATAATGGCAAAAACAACAGTTCCAGGAAAAGATTTTAAGTTGTACATAGAGAAGGGTGGGGATTTCATCATTTTCGGTTGCACAGACGATGCAACATTAAATATGGAGTCTGACACACTTACTGCCGCTTGCAAGGATGAAGAATTGGACGGGTGGGAATTCTCTGAGCAAGGTACAAAAAGATGGTCACTAGACTTTAGTGGACTCTATAGGATTATCAGTGGAGCAGATGTGGATACAAACTATTCTGCACTTGAATTATTTGATTTATTCAACTCAGGGGCATCCGCCAATGTTAGATTGGGGCCGTCAGACGTAGGAAGCAAACAATTTGCGGGGGCTGGGAAGCTATTTAATATGTCAATAGGAGCTCCAGCAGGCGATAATACTACTTTCTCAGGCACTCTAACAGGTCAAGGAGCACTTACAATTTATACAGTACCAGCATAACATGAGCAGAACAGGAATCGCATATAGGGTGCTGACAGTAGGATTTGATGAGAACGACGAGCCTATCAAAAAAAGGATAGGTTTCTCTTTCTCAATGAACTTCTGGAACGAGCTATGCAAACTTGAAGGGATTAGCATGTCTCAAGTAGGTGATCTTTTTAGTTCAGAGAGCAAAAGGATGTTCGAGACATATGGCAACGTACTGTATTCAGCCGCTCTCGCATACGCAGAAGTCAGAGACATCGAATTTAACATCAACAAAAAACTTACCGGGGAGTGGATTTGCGAAATGCCTCAAGAGGAATTTGACGACCTTATTAACGAGATGCTAAACACCCGGATATTCGGAAAAAACTTGATGGGCCGCAAGGAGGAGAGGGATCAGGCAGCAGCCTAGACTGGGAAGAGATCATTCAATTTGCCTTGGGGCCCTTAGAGTTAAAGCCGAACGAGTTTTGGAGGCTGACATGGGCCGACTTCTGTAGAATGTGTGAAGGCTATCAACAGCGACACGATCGAGAGTGGGAAATAGCCCGCTGGCAAGTTGCTGTTATACTTAACACAAAAAGAAAATCGGGTTCTCCTGCTATAAGGCCCAGTGACCTTATAGAGCTTTCCTTCGATAGAAAGACACAAAAGAGTGCTAAGATAAAAAGCATATACACACCCGAAGAATACGCAGACCTTAAAAAGAAATTAGGAATTGGCTGAAATCGCGGCATTATTAGTAAGTATCGGGGCAGATATTAAAGACCTGAAGTCCAAAATGGCCCAGGTTGAAAATACTGTAAAGAAAACATCTAGCAACCTCCAAAAAGAATTCGGAAAAAAATTAACAGATAGTATTTCGGGAGCTGTTGCAGGAGCCTTCGCGGTAGGCGCTCTTATTAATTTCGGAAAAGAGGTTATTGCTATAACGGCAGAGTTTCAAAAGTTTGAGGCTGTTTTAACTAATACACTGGGAAGCAATAGCGCTGCTCAAATAGCGATGCTCCAGTTACAGGACTTTGCTGCAAAAACTCCTTTCTCGGTAGCAGAATTAACAGAATCGTTTGTAAAATTAGCTAACCAAGGGTTTAAGCCGACAACGGATCAGTTGAGGTCCTTGGGAGACTTAGCGGCAAGCACAGGGAAGTCATTTAACCAACTTACTGAGGCTATAATAGACGCCCAAACTGGAGAGTTTGAAAGACTTAAAGAGTTCGGAATTAGGGCATCCAAGTCAGGCGACCAAGTTAAGTTTACCTTTAAAGGGGTAGAGCAGCAAGTAGACTTTACTAATGACTCTATTAGAAATTATATCCTTGGACTCGGAGATATAAAGGGGGTAAGTGGCGCGATGGGGGCTATTTCGGAAACTCTAGGCGGTAAGATTTCGAATCTGGGAGACTCATTTGATCAATTGTATGTAACAATAGGCAATCTAACCCAGGGTCCAATAGTCTGGTTTATTGATGGCGTTAACGATATGCTACAGGTAACGTCGAGGCTGTTAAAATCCCAATCGCAGCTAAACCAACAGAGTCACCTAAAGAAAATAGGACAAGAGGTTGAGGAGCTTTCAAATCGATACAATCAACTTGTAGAGGATGCAAAAAAGTATCAAAACCTTGATGAAGTTCAGGCAAAAACCGCCGCATACTATCAGTTAAGCCAGGAATTTCAAAATATAATCAAATTAAGAGAAAAAGAGCTTGATCTAATTTCAAAAGAACTAGACCTGGTTGACGATCCAACAGATAAACAGCTAGAGTCGCAAGCAAAAAGATTTGATGAAGCAAAAAAAGGATTAGAACTAGCTCAAGCTCAACTTGATGCTTTAGAAAAAATACGACAACCCAACACAGCAGGGCAAGAAAAAATATTAGGCCTTCTAGAGGAAGAAAGAAAGAAACTAAAGGAAGTAAAGGAGGCCAGGGAGACAGCAACCAGCGAAAAGGCTATTGCTGGATATAACCGACAAATAGAAGCAATACAGAAAACAATTGAGCGTCTTGAAAAATTAGGACAAACATATGGATTAATTGCCCAAACCGCCGATAAAATAGCGCAAGCTGAAGAAAAAAGACAACGGGCTACCACATTAGAGGGAGTTGGAAAGTATAATGATATCAAGAACGAACTTCAGGAGTATGCAGATTTACTTGATGAGGTGTCGATTAAAGAATTTAATCTATCAAAGATTGAAATTAAGCCGCTTATTTCCATTGGCTCTAGCGGTGTAGTTGTTGAGACTACAGCAGCAATTGAAATATTAAAAGAATATCAATCGGGACTGGACCTAGCAAGCAAACAAAACCAAGTGTTTGGCAGTTCATTTGACTTTGTCGGGGCCAAAATAAAGCTTCTTCAGGACGCAATAACCGCACTAATAGAGTCAGGGGCTTCGCCGCTTTCTCCCGTTATTACACAGCTTAACGATCAACTGAAACAGTTACAAGCAACTGTCACAAAGATGGTAATTGACATATCTGGACCCTTGTCTGACATGTTCACTTCGCTTGCAGAATCTTTCGGACAACTGGCAGTAGGAGCCGCAAACGTTGAGGATTTTGGGAAAACCATCATTATGGCAATGGCTGACTTTGTAAGCCAGTTGGGTAAAATGATGATCGCAACAGGTATTGCAAGGCTAGCATTAGAAAAGGTATTAGAAAACCCATACGGAGCAATTGCAGCGGGTGCCGCCTTGGTTGCGTTGGGGGCAGCTTCGAAAGCAATAATGAAAAGAGGGCCATCCTCTTCTTCGCCTTCTATACCCTCAGGCGCCCGCGCAGGCACATCAAACGCTGGATCAAGTTCGTCTTACTTTCAACCTCAGCCGGTGCAGGTATATGGAACGATCAAAGGAAGAGACATCGAAATATCAAGCTATAAAACAGACAATGCAAATAAAAGAATAGGTAGATAAAATGTTACATAAGCTAGGATTATTCAAAACAACAGATGCGACGCATCAATTCCAGCTAAGAGAATCAGGCTCTACCGAAGACATTATTGAGATATTCTGGGATGATACAACAGAGACAATTCGAGCTTGGTACTATACAAACCAAACCAATTACAACGCAGGGACAGGAGAAGAGGTGTTTTCCGAAACACCCGTAAAGTTTTCAGCAATTCCGCTTGCAACATACTCATCTTATAAATTTTGTGCCGGCACCACGCTAGTACAATTTGTTTCTTCATGGACGTTTCCGTTTTTCTTTAGGGAAAATACAGCTAACAGTTACATTTGTTCTCAAGTTGTTTGCGACTTGATTTTTCAGGGAGCACCGATTATAACCCCAGCACCTTCTGAAAATAGCACAGGAAGAGTACAGCTGGTAGCAACAAGTTCCAACGGACCCATTCAATACAGCCCTGGGCCTTTTACTTACGGTTATGGGTTTCCAACTGGTGATTTTTTATTATCACCAGGTGACCACACGATTTACGCTATAGATGAAGCAGGTTGTTATGAGTTTATTACGATCACTATACCCATACAAACTGGCATAGAATTATATGGAATCAAATATTTTGCTTCCTATAAAAACCTATTGGGCGATACTACCCGAATCGAAATACTAGAAAAAGGCTATAGTGGCGATTCCGCAGAGCTGGTAACAGTATTGGAAGAAGGTGGAGAAGAGAAAAACGAATTAGCATCCTCTCCATTTGTTGCAAGCTGGGGCAAGAATGGAGATTTGAAACAAGAGCCTATAAAACCCAGTGAAGCAACGATTAAACTAATATCTTACACAGATTACAATTTCCTGGAATTCTATACAAACGAAACAAGATTCTACCAAGTAAGAGTAAAAAGAGGTGGCGAAGATGGGGAAATATTGTGGTGGGGCTATGTCCTTCCAGAATTGTACGGAGAACCTTATATTCACCCTCCTTACTATGTGGATCTGGTTTGTAACGACGGATTAGGCGACCTGAAAAATATACCGTTTGCTATTGTCAATCAGCTTTTTGAAACACAAAGTCCTTATTCAGGACGATGGACGCACTTACAGGTGGTCGTGGAAATACTTAAGAAAATAGACAATATCCTCCCTATCTATACTGCCATCAACACCATTGAAGAAAATATGGATTATGAGGATGTGCCTAATATTTTAAAATACACTTTTGAAACAGATGTAGACGAAGTTTTCCCCAACGAGCTAGAGGAGGGAGTAAAATAC